AGAAAAAAATGCTAAAGAAAATGAAGACAGTGGCGAGTATGGTGATCAAACATTAGATGTTGTGATCATGAATAACGGCACTGACATGAACACGTATTACAGCGTACAAGATTTACAGAAACAGAATACACAATTAGAATGGTATATGGATAAAGGCATATACAAAGGTAACAAGCCACGTGATAACCTGGGAGTGTTTTATGGCACAGCAGGTAAAAGCGAAAAAATGTTGCGTGAAATGATGCGACTACAACTAGAGAATAAAGATGAACAATAGCGAGTCTAATGTAGTCTACATACAAGACTACCAAACAGACGTAGAAGTTATAACAGACGAGGACTACTATCCCTTGCCTGAACAACATGAGGAGAACAAATAATGGCCAAAGATTTAGGTGAAAGTTTAGACAACATCGAAGAGGGTGTCGAAGATCTTAAGAATACTAAATTCACACTTTTTGGCATGTCAATGACACCTACAACTATTGGTGCAGCGTTTGCATTAATATCAACGGTTGTTGGTGCATTGTACGGGTCATTCGAAGTGTACAAAGACTACATGGAAATGAAAGAGCAGATACAGAGTTATGAAGCACCAGATTTAAGTGGCTTTCAAGAACAACTAAGTGTACTAGATGCAAAGATGAGCACAATCGACAGCACGGTGGTTGTAATCAGAGACTCACTTAAAGAAGAGATTCAAGTGATTAGTCGAGACGTGGAACGTCTTGAAGGCGGTGTTGATGATGTCAAAGACTTAGTTCGTGACACAGAAGATTCGACCGCTACAACACAGCGTGATTTACGCAATGATGTGTACGGCTTGGAAAAACGTGTTAACGAAAGTTTAAGACAGGTGGATGCAGATGTTAGAAAAGTTCGTGACGATTTGGAAGAAAAGATACAAACAGTGTTGGAAAATCCGCTCAACGACGTTGAGTAAACTATTAGCGGTATAGTGCTTATGCCTTGCCGCTTAGTTTGGCTCCCACTCTAATATACTGGAAAACATTGTTATATAGTGTTTAAAGTCAGTGGTGAGTTTCCTAGCATGGAACAACTCTAACGGAATGTGGTTACTTAATTTGTGCATGGGCCAATAATAGCGACTAATAATCCTTTCCAAGCGTATAATATCCTTGCTTAATGCATCGGTCATACGATTTGAAAACTCTCTATCCTGCAACAACCCCAACAACCATTCATGCCTGGGATCCGCTGCATTAAACTTTCGCATTAATTCACGGCAGTCATAGTATATGGCTGTTATTGGATTAAGGTCAGGTCTGTACCTGTGCATTATGGTTGGAAACTTAAAATCTGCATTGTTTGTTTCTAAACTCTCTATTACGATGCTATACTCTGTTCGTAAGGAGACTTTGATTTCATCCAGATGCTTCTTCATATTCACTGTGTACGCATCAATCAACTTACTGGCAATGCGCTGATGCTTTTTGCTAAAGTTGGTCATGCATTCGTGTATATCGTCGATAGAATACGCACCCTCAACTAAGTCTCTGGGAATCACGTTACTTCGCTGGAATCTATCCAACTCACCCTGAATTCGAACACACTTAAAGCTAATAATATCTTGATTTTCCACGTCCTACCTCAACTATGAAAATCTAATATCTTTTCTAGCTTGTATGTTCCTTTGTTTTTTCCTAGGGTAACTTTAGCTCCTTGATGCATAGGCTGCGGCCAGCGTCCTATGTTGACCCAGGCATACCCTGCACTTTCGTCATTCAAACTGGGAGTAAACTCTTTTTCTACCACAGCAGCAAAACTATAATAGTAAAAATTTTTATCTTTACTTTCGTAAATATCTATAGGGTTTAATTTGTTTAACTCAGGCATGAACCCGATTTCTTCTTTGAGTTCACGCTGTAACGCTTCGTACGGTGTCTCGCCCTTATCACACAAGCCGCCAAAAAACCCCCAAGTGTTTTTGAATTTTTTATCGCTGTTGCGCAATTGCAATAGGCATCTTTTTGTATCAAGTGCTAAAAATATAACACCAGCAGCCACTACACTTTGTTTCATTACAGTATAAGTCTCCAGAAACCTGGGTTGTAAGTACCCTGCCAACTACTTATCCATTCCTCACCAGTCCACCTATATTGCTGACTAGTAAAAATATTTGTTACCCACTCCTGCTCGTCGATAGCAGTACTGTTAAATGTTATAATCCAGTCAGTACCGTTAAACTCAATAATATCATTCGCCGCTGCATCTATGCCCCATTCAGTATAATCAACAGATATGTTTTCAGTGATCAGATATCGCTGACCTGTTGCTGCTGATGGTAGACCGTTGTCAGGACGGCTTGCCCTGGGGTCTATAATTTTATTAACATCGTTCAGTGTGTTGCTGGGCAACGTTTCTGTATCAAGATTAAATATCAGCTTAGTGGGGTCAATTGGATTGGGATCTACTCGACCAGTCACTATAACATCACGCTCAGTAATATCTGAGCTAATGTTTAGCTCAAGCCTACTTACATCTGATAGCTCTCCTTGCATTTCAATCAAGTCCTGCCACACTAGTGGTGTTCCACTGGCCTTAACTAGCGTAGCAGAATTGCCGTCAACAGCAACATTAAAATCTCCAGGTGAAACAATAATTTGTGAATCTTCCTGTAGGGAACCAAAGAAGTCATAGTATGCCTGGTCATATCCCAGATCTGCGATACTCTTGGTGTTGTATATATCATTCACAATTTGCTGGATAATTTTTTGTCTCTGAACTTTAGCAGGCGGTGAAATCCAAATTGGTACAGCAAACGTAAGTGTAGCGATATCCAACTGCTCATCTACGCCCTGCGGTAAACTTCTGCTGCTCCACTGTATGTCAGTCATCTCAACTTCAAATACACTGCTCCAATCCAGCGGGTTGTCGTTACTTTGTAATTGTATACTGGGATTAAACAACACCAGTATTTGTTCTAATAGTTGGAGCTTAGTATCAGTATTAGACGTCCAAATGTCTACTTGTATTGTCAAATTATATGGCACAGGCATATATCGTTTGGTAGTGTATAAGTTGCCCTGCTCACTGGTATATACGCCGCTTTGTGCGTCCCACTCACGCTCAGCAACCTGCTGAACATCCTGTAAAAACGGATCTTGTGCACGGTCTCTTGCAGGCTGTAAGGTCTGCACACCCACTGTAATTTGTGGCACATTGTTGAGTGTATTTTCACTATTATTTTTCAAAATAAGTGAAACCATTCGGCTTGCGTCAGCATATCGACACGGAACACGATTATAGTTTACGCCGCTGCTGGTGTATTCCTTTACACTAAAGTTTGAGAATACTCTTACTAACTGCAACAGATAACGTTTAATCTGCTCATCATACCAGTAATCTAGATTTTTACCCACCATCTACTAATACCCATTTGCCATTTTTATACTGAACTAATTCTCCAGTTTGACTCAAAGTAAATTCGCCTTCGACTGGATTTGAAACTTCCTTTACTTTGATATCACTCATTAAATATTTTCCAATCTTTCCATCAAGCGATTAGCTCGTGGACCAACTTGACGTGCCCACAGTGAGTCCAATCCCTCTGGTGCTGCACCAGCGTAATCACCTTCAACAAGTTTAGCATTAAAATTCTTAAACTTACTCAAACGTGGACGTCCAAGGTTGAACAGCATGTTGACGAGCACCTCTTGGACTTCACCAGGGAAACCTTCCCATGCGTCACCGTATAGTACAACACACTCTGAGATTGCTGTGTCGAGGTCACGATCAAAGCACTCTTTGACTCTGTCTTCTGAAACTGGCGTACCAATCGCTTCACCATGCTCTGGATCGCTGTCTAGTACCAGGTGACCAACTCCAAAAGTTGGGTAGCCCAAATGGTCTTCGTAAATTTCATAAACAACTCCTTCATCAATTTTTAGTTGTTCAAATACTGCTTCTCTGTTCATTTCAATTCCTATTCGTCTGTTTTAGGTTTAACAACTTTACTTAAGTTTGTTTTTTCTGGGGTAACTTCGCCGTCAGTGTTAATGCTAAAGTCATCATTGTTGATGTAAGACGTTAATGCTCTGTTGGCTGCTGCCCAATTAAATGTGTTATCATCACTAACTCTCGCCCAGCGTGTGCCGTTCTTACGGAATAATCTGTGCGGAGTAAAATCTGTACGCAGAAAGTAGTCACCATCTTCCACACTTGTTGTGGGGAAACTTGATCCGCTACCCACAATTTGCGCACCGTTTGGCGCACCGCCACCGTAACCAAACTCAAACCCAATCGCGGGTTTATCAGGTACACCCGCATCAAAGTACAAGTGTGCACTGTTACGGTATTGCGGATCATTACTAACATCACGTTCCGCTTGCTCAAGCAATTTATCGTTTATAGTGATCTCGTTTTTGTACTTACTGATCAGATTGCGCAAATCTTCTTCTTCGTCACCTGTGCCCAATATGTCACGGTATTCTTGGCTGTCACTGATTGGTCCAAGTTTGACACGCCACAAGTGCGGCCACCAGCCTGGGTCAAAACCCTCGGCAGGACGGGAACCTTCTTGTACTACATAAAATCTATTAACAGCATCGTCACTGCCCAATAGTAAGTCGTCCCGTAAATGCGGCAATTCCAATACATCACCTGGCATGAGTTTTCTTCCCACCGCCTCTACCATGCTTTCAATATGAAAGTTCATGTACACTGTGTCACTACTCAAGAATGCACCAAATTGTGTCAAATCAAAGTCGTTGTCAGTCATATTGTATTGCCCGCGAAGCTCGTATATGTTTTTGTCATACTTGCGATCACGGTTTTCTAAAAACAGTAAGTCCTGAATGAATACCTCACTGTCACTGCCGCCTGTGCTAGGACGAGTAGGGTCGCCAGATTCTGGTGTTTCCTGAACACCCAAATATCTGTGGATATGAACACCTGTGCCACCCGCATAGATATGCTCGGCAACAATACGATCAATAAAATTGAAATCGTTACGCTTAACAGGGTTCCATAAACTTAAACGTGGCATACTTTTCTCCGTTGTTACACACTATTTATCGGAATACGGATTCAACAGATTTAAACCATAATAAATAGTAGTGGTAAACACACAGGACATTACATGATCAAAGCGACTCGCGGTGCGAGACCTATACAGGACAACACGATTTCTGACTGGTATCATCAGCATCAATATGCAGATGTGACACTTGACGAGTATGCAGATGTGTGGAAAAACTGGCTAACGTTTACCAATCTCAAAAGCATCACCGGATTAGACCAGTTCCCTCATGCTGATTATACGCAAGGAACCAGCCAGGTGTTTGATAATTTTGTTCTCAAGCACTGTAAGGATAGGATTATTACCACACTTGTGGGTGACTTTCAGTATCATAGATGTATATCCAAGCACGCAGAGTTCAAAGAATTAAAATTCGTGCATCCAGATTTTTTGTACGGTAGTGACTTACATGCACTTTTGATAAGCGTACCGTTCAGTGACTATGGTACACTGCATCCTGAGTTTGATATCCTAATGCACATGTGTACAGAATTTGACATACCAGTGTGTTTGGATTTGGCTTATTGGGGCATTGCAAAAAATGTTCATTTGGACTTGACCAAATGGGCGTGTATTAAGGAAGTAACATGCAGCCTTAGTAAACCGTTCCACACATTAGAAAATCATCGAGTGGGTATTAGATTTACCAGGGACTATGCTGATGACGGCATCAGCATGTTAAACGAAGTTAACATGCAGAACAAATACAGCATGAGCTTGGGTCTGCATTACATGGAAAACTTCTCGCCTGATTACATGTGGGAAAAATATGGAAATGCCCATCATGAGGTATGCAACGAGCTTGACATCTATGTAACAGACACGGTGATTTTTGGTATAAGCACCGATGAAAAAGATATAGAATTTAACCGCGGTATACCCTCAAACAATCGCATATGTATAGCACAACAATTAAAACACAAGGTAGAAAATGATAGTTAATTCACATAATGACTGGGATCCGTTGGAAGAAATAATAGTGGGCCGTGCTGACCATAGCCGCATTGCCACAGACGTATCAGCTAGAAGTTTTAGTTATGCTACCTGTTCTGAAGCAGAGCTGCCTCCAGCTGGTCCATACCCACAATGGCTAATTGACGAAGCAAATGAGGATGCTGATGGACTGGCAAACACCCTCACCAAGATGGGAATCAAGGTACATCGCCCCAAGCCAATCAACTGGGAAGAAACCACATACAATATTGGTCAGGGATGGGAAAGCAAGGGGTGGTACAGTTGGTGCCCTAGAGATCTTATCTTACCATTGGGCGATATGCTCATTGAGACTCCTACCCCGGTTCGTGCACGCTACTTTGAAACCAGAATTTATGAAGATATCATGTACGAAGCATTTGAAGATGGTGCATTGTGGATGCAAGCACCTAAGCCCAAGCTAACAGATCAGGATTACCAGTTTGACGATTTAAGTAAGCCCACACTGCTAGACAATGAGATTTGCTTTGATGCACCCAATGTTGTGCGAGTGGGCCGCGACTTATTGTATCAAGTCAGCAACAGTGGTAACATGAAAGGATTTAAGTGGCTTAAGCGACTACTAGAGCCCATGGGTTATAAGTTACATTATAGCGAGCTATATAGCTTTGCACACTTTGACAGCACAATTGTTCCGTTGCGACCAGGACTAGTATTGCTTAACAGCACCAGAGTAAATGAGCAGAATTGTCCTGAGATCTTCAAGAATTGGGATAAAATTTATTTTGAAGATTGCGTAGCCAGAGGTAATGCTATTGATGGTTACCCTGCGCC